GCGGCCCATGCGGGCGGCGTACACATCGCGCGCTGCATGGCCTCCTCGGCTGCTACAGGATCTGCGGTCTCCAGCACGATCTCGTCGTGGACGTGCAGGACGGGTTCAAACCCCTCTGCATCGAGCGAACGAAGAGCGTAGCGCAGGATGTCGTTGGCTGTCGCCTGCGTGACGTTCTCGCAGGCCAGACCACGCCACAGGCGGGCGCGGGGCCATTCCTTGGCGTCAGCAGCGGGCTTCCATGCCGCCTTAGCGTAAGTGACGCCGTCTTCCTCCAATCGAGCGTATGGGTAGCAAAGGATGCGCCCAGACGGCAGAGCGTACCAGAGGTGGACGCCGTCGAACAAGTAAGTTATGCGCCCGGCGGTAAACTCCTTGCCCTTGTGCCGCATGGCGGCGGTGTAGCACCGCTCCAGACTTTCCCAGAACGGCATGGCCCACGGGTTAGCGCGACGCCATCCGTCCACCATGCGCCGGGCTTCCGGCTCAGGCAGCAACAGACCGTAGATCCTGCCCATCGCAGCGAACGCGCCCACGCCACCAGCAAAACCGCAGGCCAGTTCCTGCACCTTGCCAACCTGGCGTTGGTCGCCCGTCACCTCGGCGACAGGCACACGGAATGTTGCCGATGCGTTCACCTTGTAAACGTCGCCGCCATTTCGGAAGATGTCCAGTTTGTCGTCGCCCCGGCCAGACAGCCACGGGTTGACGCGCGCCTCGATGGAGGACCAATCGGCCACCACCAGCGCGTTGCCGGGCTCGGCCAGCAGCGCCGGGCGCAGCATCTGCTTCAGCACGTCAGTGACGCGCTTGCCGTACTGGGGGACGATCTCGCCGCCCAGCACCATCGCGTCGCGGACTAGTTGAGGTTCTTTCGCGCACTTGCGGGGGAAGTTGTGGACTTGCAGTCCAAAGCTCGAAGCACGGCCCGTTGCTGAACCCCCAGAAAAGACAAACGCCCCACGCACTCGTCCATCATCTCGATCAGCGAGATTAGCGGCGCGTTGGAACTTCGCGACCGACGAAGCCCATAGGTCGTCCGCACATTGTATGACCTCAGCGACATCGGGCGGCACTTCATCGGGGTTTTCTCCAGCCAAAATTAAAAGGTTACCGCGCACGGACTTGTCTATAGAATACTTTGCCTCGCCGTCCTTGAAGACCGTCATCAACTCCAGCGCCTGCGGCCCAACACGGTCCAGCACCCACTGGCGCATCTTGGGGCTGCGGACGCTGGTGATCGCGCCCTCCGTCACCTCACGGACAATCTGCTGGATTTCGTCCAATTCGGTGGTGGCGTAACGCACGGCAGCGTTGCATAGCTCGACATCGACACGGACGCCCCGATCGTTGACGCGCTCGTTGACGTGGTAGTCGGCCAGCTCGTCAGCGGACAAGTCACGCATACCTTTGCTAATCGCGCGCATGGCGCGCACGTCCTGCTCGCAGTAGGCCACCATCTCGGACATTAGCGTCTGGTCCTGCCTGAAGAACCCGTCAGCCTGCGGGACGGACAGCAGACGGATCAATTGCGAGCCCCGGTGGTCCTTCTTCATGGATGCGCCAGCAAAGCGTCCCACGTCCTCCAGCGAGCCGGGCGCGCAGTTGGCGCGGGCTTGCGCTGCCGTGCAGTAGAACTGCGCCAGCTTGGGCTCAGGGATCTTGTGATCGGGGCACAACACGAACCAGAATATCAAACGCTCAAACGCAGCGTTGTGCGCGCGGATCTGGCCGGTATGGTCTGCGACAGTGGCGGGGAATGGCTGACCGGGCACCCAAGTCACCACCTCGTCGTCATCGAAGGCGTAGGACATGCACAGCACCTCAGTGCTTATGTCTTGGGCGTAGTTGTACACGCCCCGCGAAGGCAAGTCGCACTTGCTCCGCGTCTCGAAATCAAGCCAGAGAGTTTTCATGGGCTGTAGATACTCACGGGCGCCAGCGGGGGGAGGACCACTGGCGCCCGCTTTCACTCCTCCTTACGCGCTGCGACGACGGCGACGCGACTCAGAAGGGGTGTCGTCCGTGGGGGCTTCCGCCGCCTCGGGTTCCGCAGGCGCACCATCCATCCCGACCCACTCAATAACTTCGAAGACGGGGGTATAGATGCGTCCGTAGGACTTGTGGACGTAGTGTTCCTTCTTCAGGCGCACCACGGGGACCGGCTTGGTCTGGTCCTTATCGACCTGGGCGGCAATGGCGAGCGCAAGTTGCTGCACCGCCTTCTTACCGCCCACGGATGTGACCGTGTAACGGCCTTCCAGATCCTTGTCCTCGCCGAACATGCACTTCAGGGACAGACCAACCTGCACCTCCCAGCCGCGCTTGGCGGCAGGCGGCGCAACATCAAGTTCAGGCAGTGGCTGTGACACCGGCACCATCTTCTCGCCGAGAACCTCACCTTCGCCCCAAGCAATAAAGCCGTGGACAAAGCTGAACGGATTGATCGCCCAAGTCGAGTCCTCCTCGATCTCGGTCTGGTCTGCACCAAATACCCAATGGCCGGTCTTGTCCATCTTGATGATGACAGAACCCGCGCCGTCAGGGACGCCTGCGCTGATCGAACGCAAGCTAGAGGCGAGAGACGAGACAGAAGGAAGGTTAGCACCACCGAATACTGTAAGATTTGACATTACCATTTCTCCTTAGATGAGTTTACCAAGAGCGGCGGACAACTGTGCGCCGATCTGCAACACCGCTGGGCGAGGATCATCCTCTGACGCCAGCGTGTTACCCGATGAGACAGAGACGACGTGATCCGCAGGCAGCGCAAGCTTGTGCTTCTTCAGCACCTTCTCGGCTTGTGCAGGACTCAGCAACTTCGTCTCTGTCAATTCTTTTACATCGAGCCCCAGTTCGCACATGGCGTCAAGGGCTTTTCCTTCATCCATCCACTGGCGCATCGCGCGCTTGGGGACAAGTTTGTAGCCAGGCACCGGCAAACCAGCTTCCAACGTCTGCATCGCCAGCGCCCGCACCTCCTTGATCCAGCCTTCCAGCTGGTCGGCCATCTTCAAATAATCGGACATGTCAGAAACATCGACGCTCTTCAGCGCGGCGACCAGCGCCCGGTCAGCAGCGCCGGTCATGATGGGGCAGATCGCCTTGCCAGCACACCAGCGGCACCAATCGCCCTGCGCCAGCGGCGCGTCAGGACGCTGGGCGACCTTCACGGCTTGCATTAGTTCCTTCTCGAACAGTTGGATGCGGCGCGGGGTCGTCTCCCAACGCTTGACGTAGGGCGGCTGCACGATGACCAGCTCGACCTTGGTCGCACCTTCGAACGCCCACTGGGCGGCGGGGGTCCGCATGGCCGCAGCGGCGTAGAACATAAGCTGGGGATTCTCTTCGACATCGATGGCCACGCCATCGCCAAACTTCCAGTCCACGATGTACGCCGTGTCGCGGATGCGGCCCACGATGTCTGACGATCCGAACACGCCGGGCAGCAGATCGCCGAACCCGACGACCACTTCGGTCTCGAACTCCATTTGCCTGTCGGGGTCGATCTCGTTCAGCGCCGCCAGCGCGGGCAGCAACTTGTTGTCGATCAGATCCTGATCGAGCGTCACGTCCGCATGGACCGCGCCGAGGAAGTCCTGTGCAGTAGCCTTGCCGTCCAGCACGTCAGCAATGACGTTGTGGAGCAGAGTGCCGGTGTCGGCGTAGACGTTGGAGGGCTTGGGCGGCATCTGGGCGACGAGCGCCACGGAGCCAGGGCAGTTGATGACGCGCTTGGCGGTGGACCCGCCGACAATGCTGGAATGTTGAGCCATTAGATTACCTCAGTGGACTGTTGACTGACGGACACTAGACTTTCTTTTACGAACATGCAATACATTTTTTTATGAGAGAAAGCGAGATCGAACGATATTTCGTGTGGGCGGTCATGCTACGGCAGGGGCTTACCTACAAGTTTAAATCGCCAAACCAAGCTGGGGTGGCGGATCGGATCGCGTGGATGCCGAACGGCGAGACGTGGTTTGTAGAACTCAAGACAAAAGGTGGGCGTCTGTCGCCACTTCAAGAGTTGTTTGCAATGGACATGCGGCGGCTGGGGCAGCGATACGCCTGCCTCTGGTCCAAAGAAGGGGTGGACGAATGGGCCTCACGTTACGACCTTACCAAGAACAAGCCGCCGACTTCTTGTTCGAACGCGACCGCGCAATGATCCTTGCGCCTGTGGGCGCAGGCAAGACGGCTATCACGTTGACGGCCATGACCGAGCTGATCGCGGAGGGGCATGTCAAGCGTTGGCTGGTGCTGGCCCCTAAGCGCGTCTGCACGGACGTGTGGCCGGTCGAGCAACGCAAGTGGGCTCCAGATTTTGACATCGCCATCGCCACCGGGACGCCAGCGCAGCGTCAAGTGGCGTTTGACAGCGCCGCGCCTATCGTCGTTACCAACTACGACAACATCCAGTCCCTGCCGGATCTGTCGGGCTTTGACGGCATCGTCTTTGACGAGCTAACGCGGCTCAAGAACCCCAGCGGCAAACGTTTCAAGGCGCTGTTGGCGCACCTCGACAAGATCCCGTTCCGGTGGGGTTTGACCGGCTCGTTCACGTCCAACGGACTCGAAGACGTGTTCGGCCAATGCAAGGTGATCGACCAGACGCTGCTGGGCCGGGCCAAGGGCGCGTTCCTCCAAAAGTACTTTGTATGCGTCAACCGCGACTTCGGCGACTGGCAGCCGCGCAAGGGCGCGCTGGAGCAGGTCATGGACGCCATCCGTCCGGCTACCTTCGTGCTGGAGCCAGGCGAGTACAGCGACAAACTGCCGCAGTTAAATGTTGTGGAAATGCGCTGCGACATGGCCGACCGCAAACCATACGAGAAGATGAAGCGCGATTTCGTGCTGGAGTACGGCGAGGATCGGATCATTGCGGCGAACGCCGCCGCCGTGACGAACAAGCTTCAGCAAATGGCGTCTGGATTTGTCTACGACACCAAGACGGAAGCGTCACTTGAGCCCGGCAAATTTCTCCAGAAACAAAAGGCCATCTGGTTTTCAACGCACAAGTTCGATTTGTTGGATGAGATCCTGAACGAGAACCAGCACGCCAACACGATCATCGTCTACAACTACAAGGAAGAGCTTGCCGAGTTGCTGCGCCGGTATCCGCTGGCGCGGACGATTGATGACTTCAACGCCATCCAGCGGTGGAACGCGGGCGAAATCGAGATGCTGTTGATCCATCCCAAGTCTGCCGGGCACGGCCTGAACCTACAGTTTGGCGGCTGCAACATGATCTTCCTGTCGCTGCCGTGGTCGCTGGAACTGTTTGAACAGACGGTGGGGCGCATCCACCGGGGCGGCCAGACGCGGGATGTCTGGTGTTATCTGCTGATCTGTAATAAAACTATAGACGAACGGATCTGGGGCGCGCTTCAGGACAAGCGGGCGATCTCAGACATAGCACTTGAGGAACTGAAGACATGAACTGGCGCGAGATCAACAAGGTGTTGCCTGATCTGGACGAGGCTACCATCAAGCAGATGCTGGACGAGGAGCGCGTGGGCGAGCAACGGCAGTCGGTGCTGATCCGCCTGCACCAACGCTACACGATGCTGCGGGCGGCGCGGGAGCGCATGGAGATCCTTGGGGACGTGGTGTTTCCAAAGGTGATGGCGCTCACTTAGCGCACCAGCCTTCGCGGCGGGCGTTGTTCTGCTTGACCTCAATGATGGTGCCCGTGGTGTCCTTGGACGACCACGACACGTCCTTCCAGACGGTGCAGACCGCGCTGTTAGTCTCGACGGTACTGGTCAGGGTCACGCACCCGGTCAGGGGAAGTGTTAACAGCATCGCCAAAACGAATCGCATTGCCTGTCCTCCGTAGCACGTCTGCCGTCGCAGCGGCCTCAACCTCGGCCACTGCGTCCCTGCGGATCTTGTAGTAGACACCGCTCAGGACGGCTATGGCAATGAACGCCATGACGGCGTAACGCCCGACCGGCGTGAACAGCAGACTAAACACCGTGTTCGTCCATGTGCTTTTTGCGCCAAAACCAGATTGCCGCCGCGAGCCCCACAACGGCCAGCATGATAAGAAAATTAGGGTTAGCAAATAGGCCAGCAAGCTGATTTGCTGTATCAGAAGCGTCTTGCGCTTGCGCAGCGATCTCCTTAGCCGCGCCCAAACCTCCGAGCCCTGCCGTAAGTAGCGCCGCGTTACCCTGCTTGCTGTCCGCCATTGTTCGTACAGGTACAGGATCGGGATCGGTGCGCTGTTCCTGTTCATGATCGAATACCTGTTCTGGGGTCGCAGGCTTTGCGCTCGCAGTCCACCACGCGCTCTCCGCCTGGCGGCGGCGCACCAGCCCTGGCAGCACCTTGCCGCCGCCCTTGGTCCACTTCATCAACTCGGCAGGCACTGCGTCCAGATCGCCCGAGTTTATCTTTTTCAGCATCGTGGACGACTTGAGGTTGCCGACGCCCGCGTTGTAGGCGAAGTCCGTAAGGACATCGAATTGGTTCTGGGTCAGTTTGACCTTAACCAAATCCATCACGGCGATCTCGTACTTGACGATGTCGCGCTTGAGGATGTCTTCGGCCTGCGCCTGCGTGATGGTCATGCCGTCGTTGACCATAGGAGCGCCCGCAGCAGACGTGTGACCGTAGCCGATGGTACAGACGCCTGCCGGGCAACGGTACGCCTTCAGCTTGCAGCCTTCGAATTTCTTCAACAGGTTGTCGAGACCGCCTTGGCTCATGTGCATGGCGTAACCCCTATCTGTGAACGAGACCAATAGAAATGAGGACAACGCAAACCAAAGCCACAAAGATCGCAAGAGCTGCTGCCCCCCATGTCATGACGGTCTGCATAAACTCGTCCTGTTCCTTTTCAGCTTGAAGCGCCGCCGCCTTCTGATCTTTCTTGATCTGCGTGGTGGCGGATAGAACTTGATCCCACGCGGCGATGCCAAACTCGCCGATGAAATGGTTCTTCAACTCTTCCATCATCTGATCGGCCTCAGCCTTGGCGGCGTAGGCTTCCATCGCGATCTGCTGCGCGGACTTGCCCGCCATCAAACTGCCCTTGGGATCGGCAGCGGTTCGTGTGATGGCGGCCACGCTGTCGAACAGCGAGCCCATGTCGGTCGCCATCGACTGTAGCTCTTTGCCCACGGCAATGCCTGCCTTGATGGCTTCGTAGCTGGCCTTGGCTGCGGCTAAGAGTGTGAGCGGGTCCATCAGGGCTCCGATGCGCTCGCGCGCCAATCACGAACGGCAATGCGTATGCGTATGATAAGCAGCACGAGTGTCGCCAACGTGACGCCAAGCCCGGCCCACGCGCCCATTTCCATCGCCCACCATGGGAGCGTCAACGCCCCCGCAGCGATTGCACCATCAACGGCCAGCTTCGTATCGTGCATTACCGGCGTCCTTGTCGGTCAGCGAGGGCGTTTTGACTTTGAGCGGCGGACAGCGCGTTGTAGACTGCCGGGTTGGTAAGCGGTTTGGTATACGCACCAACCACCTTACGAACGGTTGCGCCAATCTTAGCATTACGCGCTTGCCATTCAAGCGCCTTTTGAATGGCGTCAGCGGCGGTGTTGGGATCCGCAAACACTTCAGCCAATGCGCGGGCTTGTTTGTCAGACACCTTGTTCGCCAATTTGCGAAATGCGTAATTGACAACCGTTGCAATCTTGCTGGGCATGACGTTAACTTGCGCGTTCATAGGTTCAGGCAATTGACCTTTCAGTGTATTGGGCGTCTTCGCCAACTGCGCTTGTCGGGCTTCCTTCGCCAAATCTTCCGACAGTTTTGCCAACGAAATAAGATCAGTTTTCGATAAACCTTGAGTTGCGTCAGCAATCTTCTGTTGGATAGCCGCAGCTTGCGGACCTGGCGGCAACGGTTCTGCGTTAATTTTTGCGCCCAACTTGGCCTCAACGCCACGCCGCGCGGCAAGTTGCCCTGCGCGTTCGCCAATCGCATTCAATTTGGCCCCAATGCCCATGCGAGTGGATTGGTCAAGCGTTGCAAGTTGTTGCCCGTAGTCCGTCATAAACTTGGCGTGAGCCGCAGGATCTACCGCGCCGTTTTTGACAACGCTGTCGCGGTACATCGACTCGATGCCTGCCTTTGCGGTTTCAAGCGCCTTGGTGTTGCGCCCGTAAAGTTTGAGGAATTGATCGGTAGCGCGCGGATCGCTAAGATACTTTGAAACCACATCGCTGGGGTTGATTTTTGCTTCGTTTTTGATTGTTTGCGCGGTAATGTCGGCGTTTAAGCCGGTCTTAAATCGCTCAACATAGGGGCCACGATACAGGCCTACCGCCTTGTCGTAAAGATTTTTAGCGTCGGCAGAAAGCGTGCCGGATTTTGTTGCCGCTTCAATCGCGACGTCAATAGCATCATGAAGCTGCCCCAAATCGCGCAATTTGGTGGCGGACGCAGGGTTAGTGTTGGCGGCGCTGGCTGCGGCCACATCCTTGTTGATTGCTTTACGAATAGCATCAACATCTTCAAGCGTCCCCATAGCCAACGCAGGGGGCCGCTCCATCATCATTCCTTGGATGGGCGGTGCTTTTTCCGCCGGGGGTTTTAGTTTTACAAGTTTCGCCGCCACGTCAGGCATGTCAGGAATCTTGATGTCGCCAAGCGGTTGGCCAAGAATTTCTTCCGCCTTGTTGACGACGTTGGAAATGTCAATCTTGCTGTCGCCAGCGGCTTTAAACGCCGCGTTGTACGCGGGCGTAATAACTTCTTCCTTAATCTTCTTTTTGGCTTCTTTTGCCGCGTCAATCAGGGTTTTACCGGTTTCCGATTGCGTAACATTCGCCAGCTTGCCAGCCGTTGCTTGCTCGCCCTGCGTCGTCCTTTCAGTGGCGCGTTCAAGTTGAGCCGCGCGCGCAGCCGCATTTTGGGTCTCGATGGCCGAATAAGTCTTGGGGGCTTTTGCAGCCAATTCTTCAGTAAACCGCGCAAATTCAGGGCTGCCCACGCCAGCGGCGGCAGGCCCAGCCGTCAGCATTGAACCCGGCACATTTTCATTGGTGCGTAAAGCGTTGACAATTGTTTCGCCTTGACCACCGACAGCGCCAAGCGTGGCGGTTTTTTGAGGATTAAGATAGTTAATGACACCTTGCGCGCCCTTCATAACCGGCTGCGCCGCTGCGCCAGCGCCCTGCACGATGGGCGTAAGCGGATTGGTAATATCGCCTACCGCGCCCAAAACGCGCCCGGTCTCAGCCATACCGCCAGCTTTAGCCAAACCGCCTGCGCCGCCGAATAGCATAGACACGTCCGCAAGAGTGCTGATTGGCTGTTTTTTAAACGTCTCAGCAAACTTGTCGATGCTGCCATATTTGTTTTGGATGCCCTGAAGCGCCGCGTCTACCGGCGCTTGCGCCGCCCGCGTTTCAGCCAGCGCGTTGGCGGGCAACGGTATGCCTTGCGCCGGGCCACGGCCCATAAAATTAAGGTACGCTTCCGCAGCCGGTTCGGCAATCTTGGCTCCGACGCCGTACCCAAAATTGAACGCGCCTTTGGCCGCGCCAGGCAGATCAGTAGCAATGTCATACAAACCTTTAGCCATATGCGCGGCATCGCCGGGCGCATTGGATATTGTCTCGCCCAGATATTTCCGCGCAGCAATCTGTTGCCGTTTGGCTTCAGTCATGGGGGGTTCGGCAGGGGCAGGCGCGACTGCGGGTTCAGTTGCACCCACAGTGCCTCTGGATGCGGGCGCGGATTCCGACGCGGCGTTTGCGGGTTCCAAACCAAATCGTTGACGTATAGCCGACTGCGTAACGGGGTTAGCCCCCGCGTACGCAGGATCTGAGGCTATGTGCTTGTCAAAAATAGCTTGTTTGGTAACCGCGTTAGCGTTTTTGTAATCAGGACTATCAAGGATTTCAGTTGCGGAAGCCATCGCGCACCTACTTTAAAAGAGGATTGTTAGAATCCAAACCATCACCGGCGGGCGTTCCTTGTGGCTTTTTAACATACTGAGTTTGACCCCAAGTGTCGGTGTACAATTCATGTGCATCATCACGCATACGTTTTAAACGACGTTTTACATCGGCGATGGTAGCGCGCGCGTCTTCTGCCGACATTTCAGGCGATAGGGACGCGATTTGTTTTTCCACGATAGGCCATTCTTTTTCGGTCATAGCGCCGATGGACCCGCCAGAACGAAATTCTTCCAAACCTGCCGCTTTGAGGTTGGACGCCATTGTCGTCAATGCATTGCGAACGCGCGCTACGTCGCCACTTTGAAGACGAGTAGCGTAAGCCGAATATCCACCAAAATTTGAATTAAAAGCTTCGGTGTTTTTGGGGCTTAGAATGTCATCTATTGTTTGAACAGCCTCATCAGTCTTTCTCGCCACGCCTTGAACTGCTTTTGCATCCTTTTCATGCTTTTGCGATTGCGCGATGAAAATGTCGCTGCCAGGAATAGCTTCAACCGTTTTGGTTTCAGGATTGTACCGCTCGCCGGGCTTAAGTTTGGGAATTTCAGCCAAACCACCTGCGGCAGCTTCTTTAGGCGTAAGCGTCTTTGCAAGCGACGTAGGCTCGCCCACAGGACGACCAAACGCATCGCGCTGCTGCTGTACGACCTGACCGCCAACATCCGTATTGGTGGTGGTCTGCTTCAGAGAGTCAACGACTTGCTGGCCTGTAAGACCGACGTGCGACGCCATCCAACGCTGCGGATCGGCGGCGTAATCCTGCATAGCTTTGGCGGCGGCGGCGTCCTTGTCGTAACCCGTCTGCTGCATGAGCGGCCCAAGAACCGGATGGTCATACATGGCTTTGGCGTAGATCGCGGCGGATTCCGGCGAATTGACGCCAGCCGCAAATGTGCGAAACGTGCTAAGATTCTTGTCCACGTTTTCGGCGTTAACTTTGCCAAGATCGCTTTTGGCTTTTAAATCCTTGGTGAACGCTTCGCTCGCGCCAAGCGCGGTCAACGCAGCCGGAAGTCTACCTTGACCAATCAAAGCGTTGGCGGCTGCCGACATATCAGGCGTTTGCGGTCCAGTGTCACCTACGGACGCCGCTCGCATAGCGTTAACCAACGCTTGCTTGTTGGCATTTTTTTCAGCCAGATCCGCAGCCGCTTGCGCGCGCGCCGTTGCGGCGTCCGCGCGCGCCCGTTGGTATTCTTGGAATTTCAATTGATTGAGTTGCTGGTCCTGCTGAAGGCCTTTCAGCTTCATCACGTCCGTCAACATGTTTACGGGGCCACCGACTTGCGCGGCGGGCGCGTTAAACTGCGGGAGGGCTATGTTGTAATCCACGGGCCTAATGCTCCCTTTAAGACTTTGTGTAGCCGGTCGCGCTCATGTTTTGGTTATTGAGCGCAGCCAGAAGGCTGTTCTGGTACGACGTTTGATTGGCTTGATTCTGCATGTTCATGTATTGATTGCCGATATTGCCAATCGTTGAATTGATTGCGTTGCCGCCCGCGACATATCCGCCTGCCGTCGCCGCGCCCGCATTAGTGGCGGCGGTGCCAAGATTGGTGCCAAGGTTTGAGTATGTGTTGCCAAGGTTTGCGCCCAGATTAGCCGCGCCCGCAGCCGAACCCGCTGCTGCCGCTTGACCGCCAGTGTAAAGTTTGAACAACGGATCAAGTTGCGCTGCGCGGTTGGTATTATAGCGGTTAAAAGCGTTCTGGTATTCTTGCGACCCCATGTTCTGGCCGTACTCGGTAGCGCCCTTGATGTTCGCGCCCGACATGCCCATGCCCTTAGCGGCAGCACTGGCGTTCAGCGCCTTCATGCCCTGCTCAAGACGGAACTGGTAGCCTGGGTCAGTCGTAAAATCCGACATGCTAAAGTCTTTGGCGTAACGTCCATACCCCGGCGCGGTTTGATCGCCGCCGATACCCAGCATCTGCATAAGTTGATTTTGCGCGGTGACGCCGCCTTCACGGTAAGGTGCGAGGTCCGTGCGGCCTTGCTGATACATTTCCTTCTGGGCAGCAATGCTCTGATCCGCAATAGCTTGTTGCGTAGCCGCGCTCTGTGCGGCGGCATCGCGCTGGGCGTTAGCAGCGTTTTGAGACCCAAGATACGCAAGCCCCCCGCCAAGGGCAGTGGCTCCAGCGAGCGCAGCGGTTGCTGAAATGCCAAAAGTCATGACGCGATCCTTTGCAGAGCCTCAACGGACGCAACCAAGCCCATATCTTCAAAAGTGGGCGCGATCAGCTCGTCCTCCATACTATCAAGCTTTTCCTCGCCTGTAAATTTGGTCATATGGACGGTCACCCAAATGGTGTCCTCTTCCGCGTACCCTGCCCGTTTTATGCCTGCTTCGGACACAAAATAACACGGAGCCGTAATGAGCTTAGGGCCGTCTTCGGTTGTCACCACGATCCGCCCTTGCATGACAAAGTTCAGGCAAGGGTGCCGGTGGATCTTGCCGATCAACACGGTTCCCTTGGGGATAAACATCTGGCGAGCGTAGGTGCCGCACCCGTATTCTTCATGAACCGGCGTGTACGTGTGCGTCAACACACATTCTGATAGCGTGTCCGGCGTTGCGCCGTCTGCGATTAACCCCATCATCTGCGCCTGCGCCGCCAGTATCTTTTCCCGATACGCGACTTTGTCCAGCGTGTTGGCTTCAGCAGGCAGCATACGTCACCTCAGGACAATTGTTTGACGAAGGACGGCAGCACCTCGGCCTGCGCCCGCACCATCTCGTTTCGGAAGCTCTCAGTCGCCGCCGCGCCCTGCCGCGCCTCCTTGGCAACTTCAATCTGCAACATGGGCATGGCCGAGATGGCGCACATCCACTCGTCAATCTCCGCGCCGGTCTGCGGGTGCGTTCCACGCAACTGCGTAAACCAAGCGCACTGGAGCTGGACGCACTCCTTCTTGATCAGCGGGCAGAATGAGCCGTTCTTGAGCTGCATCGTTAGTCCTTGGTCGCGATGATGACATCGACGTACTGGACGGCAAAGTCCATCGCCGTGCCGCTACCAGCGTTGGCAATGGTGATGCCGGTTGTAGACGTACTAGTAGTCGCGCTAGTTCCACCGCCGACAATTGACCCGCTACCGCCGCCGCCAGCAATGTTAGTAGTTCCAATGGTATGCGTATGACCGGGGTCAGTCAGCGTATGGGTGTGGCTGGGCATGTTGGCGGTGGTGATCGTGCGGGACGTGAAGACGCTCGTAAACGCCGTCGTGCCGCCGCTGCCTGCCGTACCCGACACCACGCGCAGCGCCTTGTTGTCGTGCGTAGTGGACTTGGTCCAGCCGGTAGGCGCGGAAGTCTGCACGAACATCATCGCCGTGCCAGTAGGCAGGTAGGCCCACGCGCCGGTAAAGACGCCAGGGCTGGCAATCTCCAATGCAGACACGGGCGTAGCCGTGCCAATGCCAACTTGGCCGGTGGCGTCGATAATGAATGGCGTAACGTCAGGGTCCGCAGAATCCTGCACTTTGAGCGCCGCGCCCGTACCAGTTTGGGTGATCTTAAGCGCCGGGGACGGGGTGTTGGAGTCAATGGTGACGTTACCCGACAACACGGGCGACACCGCAGCCGTGGGGGCCGAAATGTAATCCACCGTCCAAATTAGAGCGCCATCCGCGTCCTTCAGCACAAACTTGTAGATAGCGCCGCCCAGCCAAACGTTGGCTTCGCCGCGCGAGTCCAAGATGATCGGGTTGGTGTTGGCCGTCGCCGCTGTCGCGTCCGTGTAAGTGGCCTGCAACGTCGTCGTACCGGCAATGTAAGTGTACAACTGCCCGCCAACCAGCGGCTCGCCTGCTGCGTCAACAAAAGCTGTCTTGGGAGATGGAGTGAGAACAGCCATTATTCACCTATATTTGCAGCTACGGTCAAGATGACCGATGGGATGGCCGGTACAGGCGCAACAGCTGCCGCAGCGGCTATTTGAACGTTTGTGTCGGAAGTAGACCACATTAGCCGGAAATAGTCACCTGCGCTCATGCGAATAACAAAGTTCCACGCGGCAACCAACGCAGTCCCACTTCCGGTCAAAGTTAATTTGGTGGCACTTTGCGCTACTGACGTGCCGTTTACGTCCGCCCAGATGTACACGTTTTTAGTTGACGCACTTGTGCTGACCAGTTGCAGCGAAAACTGGATGTTGTACGAGCCTGTGCGGTCTACATAAACCCGCGACGTTGGCGTTCCTATGCTGACGCCTTGGGTCAAGCTGGTGTTGTTAAGCGTGATGGCGTAGGCCGTATTGATAACGGCGGCGGTTTGCGTGGTGGTGTCGTAGAACGCGCCGCTGCGAAGCGATCCGCTGCCAAGAATGGCGTAAAGGTTATAGAAGTACCGATACCAACCCCGCGTGACGTAGTTTGTCACTGTGTCCCAAATGGCAACACGCGGAGCCGGTATCTGCGTGATGTTATCAGGCATTGGTGGGGCTCACGATCAGTTCCGCGCCCATGATAGCAATCTTGACCGGATCGGTTCCAGACACTTCGTACACGCGGTCACGAAGTTTTACGGTCATGCCAAGCCTGCGCCACAGGACGCGCCGCCCGGTCTCGCCAAGCTTGCCCATTGACCGCCATTGTTCGTTAGACCAAGTGTGCCCGCCGTCGTCCGACCAGCGCAACATGACCTGTGGATCGGAACCCTGCACAATGATCTCGTTTGTAGTTTCTTCCGATTCGCCGCTGATCGCGCCCGCAGACGCGGCGTCAGACGAAATGCTGCTGAGATAGGTTGTGGTCGCAGGCGTTGCGCCGTCCAAACCCACGCCCGACTCACAATCTAATTGCAAACTGTGTTGCGTGGTGCGTTTCAGGTTGTTGGTGCCGGTAGGCAGCGCCCGCCACGAGCGTAGCCACTTTTGGACCGACCCAGCCTCGGTGTAGACCGTAGGATCGTAAGCGTAGATCTGGCCGGTCAGATAGTCGCCAATGACGATCTGGCCGTTGAACGCCATTTGGCAGTTGCCGCGATGGCGGGTAAATTGGTTGTTGAGCCAACCGGCGCGCTGGTGCCAAGCTTGGGTTGCCACGTCGTAAACCCAAGTGATGTCGGCGCTGGGAAAGTTCAGCACATAGAACGAATGGCCGTCCTGCTGGTAAGTATACGCCACCGCATCTGTAATGTCGGCGTACTGCTGGATCTGCCATTCAACAGAGTGCGTCGAGATGCGAACGCCAGCGTAGCCGTTGGAACGGTATATCATACCGCGCCCGCGAGCGTCCGAACTGAGCCAAAACACGCCATTGTCAAGTTTGGCAACGGAGAATGGCGCAGCGCAACCGATTTCGATGAACGCACCTTGGATGCGCGCAAGAGGAAAATCCGGTAGACCGGCGTCGTACCAGACTTCGGTAGAATTCTGCCCAAACAACCAGATTTCGCGGTGGTCCACAATCAAAGACACTAAATTGTCGGGCGAACCTTCGGCGCTGGCAAAATCAAGCGGATCAACAGACGTGCCATCGTACAACGCCGTAACCCAGAATTTTTGGCTGTTGGGTTGGTTGTAGACAAAATATCCGTCGATAAACCCGACCGTCACCGCGCCTGCAAAATCAACGTCCGTGATCTGCGCGAACACGTCCGTACTGGCGTTGTAGATGTAGCCGGTAGCGCCCGCAGCAATGAACAACTGCGTACCGTTGTCTACCATCGACACTTGACCGGTGCCCGACACGGTGCCTTTGGACACAACGTTAAAATTGCTGTCGATCTTGTAGAGTGATGTGCCCGACACGGCGTAGCCGTAATTGCCAAACTGCCAGAGCCCGCGCACTGGGCCTTGGCCCATTGTGGCAAGATAATTCAGTCCTGGCGCGCGTTGAAGGAACGCGGGCTCTTTCCCTGCTTCCGGCACAACTTCTGGAAACATGTTGATCATGCGGTTGTCCGCAGCGTTGACGCTGCGGGCTACATACGCGGAGCCAAGGATAGGGCTCTTCATCAGAAGTTACCTGCAAAGATGTTGAACCGCTGGCGGGTGCTGACAATGGCGTAGGGGATCGACATGATGTCATCGGGATTGTTGATGCGCTTGAGGTTACGCTTGGAATACATTGCAATCCGGCTGACCGTTGCAGATGGGTCCACGCCAAACTCAGGAGCGATCTCGCAAGCCAGATTGTACCGGAACGCTCGCAGGTAGCCCGGCGGAAAGTACAACGGCGTAGCGATGGTTGCGGGCTGCGTCAACTGCGCCGCCGATATGAAATGCCATTCCAGCACCTTGGTGGGCACCGGATAGACGTGCATGTCGATGTTGGGGTAATTTGTGTTTATCCACATTACCTGTGGAAAAGTGCTGGTCACGCTTTTGACCGCAATACCATCGTACTGCTGTTGGTTGATCAATTTGATGCCGTAGGAGATGCCGGTCGAGGCGTCCACGAAATACGTCGCGTCGTCCATCAAGACCGGACGGTCGCCAACGAAATCACCGGAAGGGCCAAGCGTCTGACTAATGAGCCCCGGCAACCACGAAAACACCTGCTCTTGCGTTGTGAACGTCGAAAGTTTTTCCGTGCCCCAAGAGTCGATCATCTGATTGAGCGCAAACAGCGCGTCTTGCGACGTGCCCGCTGACGGCGTTTCACCTTCGGCCAAAACGCCCAGAAGGCGAAGGGCTCCGTTAATCTGATCCCCGGCTGTCGTCATAGCTGGCTATTCCCTCATTCAGCGGCCTGCGACCGCGTCGCCGGGGTGCAAGTTCATTTACCGGCTCTGACGTGTCAGAGAACGGGGCTTCGCCGGGAGTATATCGTTTCCAGCCGCTCTCTTCATCATAAATCGCTTCGGCTTCCATAGTGGCAACTTTGGTGCCGTGGATCGCATGGCGCATATAGATCATGGGTATACCCGTTGGAAAGACGCCCCGCCTTGCGACGGGGCGTCAAGATGTTAACCGATGCGGTAGAGCGTCCAAGCCGCATCGCCGGTCTTGCGAGCGCGGAACAACGAAGAGCTAGACACTGCGACACCCATCGTACCGACAAGGGTCCAACCCGTGTTGGTGGCGAGAGAGCCAATGTTGGCGCTGCTCAGGTTGATGACCGAGAAATCGAACGAGCTGTTCGTCTTCGCGTTTGTGAACAGAGCGTCCATGTCCGCCGCAAGCGGCAGGGTATAGTTGAGAGCCGAGCCAGGGGTGGTCGAGATGATACCCGTTGCGATCTGCGCGGCGGTCAGCGTGACCGCAGAAGTCAGACCGGACGTAATGTCACCCTGATCGCCAATGATGGGTTCGTTGACGTTGCCATCACCAAGCTGATAGCCGCCGCCGGAGTTGGGAAGAGCCATGATATTCTCCTAAACAGTTGAAAGGGGGAAATCTGGGGCCGCAGCCCCAGAGAGAAGTGGTTAGCCCCACATACGCACAGCCATAGGCGCGCGAATTACGGAGTAGCCGTACAGAACGTCGATACGGCAAGGCATACGGTCATTGTTGATGTCGTACTGACGAACAATACGCATCGAAATGCCGTTATGAACCTGACGAGAAGCCATGTCCACGCCCTGCGGCATGAGCAGATCAGCGGTGCCAAGCGTAATGGCGTTCTTGTTGTAGATCAGGTTCTGCGGGTAGGCAGTAGAAGCCGCACCAAGAACGGTGACAGCAGCGTTGTCAGCCGGGAACGAGTCCACGGTCGCCAGCGCCTGCGAGGACGTGTAGATCGCGGGGGAGATCGCAACGTTGGTCCACGCGCCGCTGGAAGCGGTGGCGGTAGCGGTGACGACAAACTGCTGCAAGCTGCCGGTGGTCTGACGGGTCTGCGGGTTGACCGCATACACGCCAGCGATGGTGAACACGTCGCCCGCGTTGAGGGTGGCCGAGCCGGTGCCGCCATCAATGTTGATGGTGGACGCGCCCTGCGCGGTGACAGCGCCGTTGACAAGGATCGTGTCCGTAGCGGAACGCGAACCGGTCGTGTGCTGCACGATGGACTGAGACATGTTGATCTCGTCATAGCCAAGAACCCCTTCGCCCATCATGCCGGTCTTGAACTGACGGCTGATCGTGCTAACGGGATTGAAGAAACCCTTCATGCCTTCAACCAGACCGGCGTTGGCAGCGGGGTTCACACTGGCGTAACGCTGGTCCATGGGGACAGCGTACTCGTTGAGCTTCTGCTGGGCCTGAAGCAGGACAAGCGAAGTGGCCGGGGTCGTGCCGGGGGTGCCGACCGAGCTGTAGATGCTCTTGTAAGCGTTCGCCACGTCCGCGTCCACGCTGGCAGCAAGCTGGCTAACGCGGGGCTTCAAAACGCGCTCTGCGAAATCATCCAACTGCATGGTGAGTTCGGCAGAGGTGAAGTTCACGCCGATGTGCTTCTGGGTAGAAACAGTCAGGGTCGTGTACTGCTCATTGTCGTCCTGAACCTGAAGCGCAGCGCCGTTGGTGACGAGAGCGCGGTCAGGAAGGCGGATACGCAGCGTGGAACCAATCTTCGCGCCTTCGACGGCGAAGCTGTCATCGTACTGGCGGTTCACGTTACGCGAAAGCACCAGGTTGTTTTCGAGGATCTCCAGAGCCTTCCTGGTGATCATGTCGATTGTGAGAATGCTATTAGCCATTGGTCAGCCTTTCAGGCGTAGAGAGTTAACGGAATTTCGAAGCTTCCAGCTTTTTTACCTGACGCGCCCGTTCAGCGGCGATCCATTCTGACGTGGTCATCGACTTGATGGACCGTGGGTCAGTGGTGTCGTATGTGGATGTTCCGCTGCTGCGGGCAGTGACAGGTGAAATAGGCGTGGGCGCACTCGAAGATTTCTTGACCGGCGGATTGGAAACCAAGGTAGCTTCAATCTTACCGATCTCCTTGGCCTGCAAGATAGGCGACAAACGGGATATGCGGTCTGCTTCTTTGGGGTTGGACCCTAGATAATACGCTACGTCAGGACCAACATCAGAGGTCTGGATCGTCTCGGCCATCACGGTCGTGATGCGGAGGTTGGGGTTGTACGCAACCTGTTCAAAGTCATCGTATTTGCCCCGCGCGTCCTCTTCGCGGTCGTGGTAGGCTTCTACATATTCAGACCGCTGCTTTTGAACTTCCCGTTCCCGTAGCATCTGTTCGGCGTATGCTTTCGCATAGGTTTCGACCGAATCGAACTGATCAGGTGGCGGTAGTTCAGAAGGCGCAGTAGGAACAGTCCGTTGGGCCTGTTCCCGTTCCCATTTACGCTGCTCTCTTGCGAGGCGCTTGCCGACTATGGCGTCCAATTCTTCTTGTGTGAAAGACTTGGGCGTTTCAGTCGTTTGATCTTCCGGCCTTGTAGTTTCAGCAATAGGAGCCGCCGTAGCTTCCAATTCTGACGCGGGCGCCGGGGCGTCCGCTGGGGTAAGCATGTTGTCGTCGTTCATGGGTTACTCCGAGGAGTGCCTGGCTACCGGCCAGTCGGTTAAGCTGAAAGACCTGCCACTTTCTCTTGGAAGGCTTTCACACGGGCCTCAAGGGCCTGCGTAGCGGATGCCAGATCAGCAGCGCGCGCGTCAAGTGACGCCGCCGTCGTTGCCTGACGAAGTTCGGTAGCGTTGCAAGATGCTTCCTGACGAGACAGAAGATCCGCGCGGGTAGCAAGATCCGCGTCATATTCGGCTTTGGCAGCGTCAAACGCAGCGCGGTTAGCCGTTAGCTGCGCCTGATCCGCGATTAATGCCTCTCTAGCGTCCTTGGCCCCGGCAACCATCTCGGCGGCAACAGCCTTAGCAGCGGAAAGCTCTTCCGCTGCCTTGGCCCGGTCAGCAACCGCGTCCTGAGCGGCGGACAGCGCGCCCTGACGAACGGCCAACTCGTCCCGCAACGCGGCCATCGTGGCCAAGTTTTTGGGAAGTTGGTTAAGGAAGTAATCCATGTAGTCCATTGGGGCGCTATCCTGCGAGACGTTCATGGGGGCACCTTTAAGCGTAATAGCTGATGTTGAGCTTGGCTCCGGCTACCTGCTCGATGAACCGGATCATGGTCAGATCGCCATCGTACTGAAGCGTCACGCCAACAGGAAGGGGCATCCCAACGGATGAAGTGGGGGCAACGTTATCGTCGCGCCAGCGCACAGCCTGACCTTCGGGGGTAATGAGGGCGATCACAGGACGGCAATTTAATCCGTTGAGATCTACGGCGGGCACCGTCAGCGCCGTGGAAGAGCTGAGAGAGGTGATCTGCTGATAGCCTAACCTGGTTGTAATGGCTTTCAGGTTAATCGACATCATATTCTCCTAGATTCCGTGAAGGACCGAATTTCTATAAAGTACTGCGTCGGTCCCGTAACCGGCGGGGTGAAGGGGGTATACGTGATGTCTACGGCCTGCCCGGTTAACGAGTATAGACCGTTTTGGACGGAAAGCAAGAAGCCCTTTGTGATGGTTATGCTCTGTCCGGTAAGCGCGTATGCCCCACTAGAAGCGGTAAGCGAAATGCCCCGATTAAAAGTTATGCTCTGCCCGGTAAGCGCATAAGATCCATTAGATGCGGTAAGCGTATACGCAGCCGAAAGAACCGGGGGGCTTCCCGCCAACGGTGCGGCTGCAATCGGTAACGATGCAATGCCGTATCCAGTAAGAGCGAAAGCCATTCAATTAACCTATCCTTCGGTTACAAGTTTCCACCCAACCGTAGCCTCGTCCCAAGTGTACATCTGCCCGTCGTCAGGGTGCGCCACAGGCGCATTCCACAGCCATGTCGTCTGATCCAGTGTCCAGCTTGCGTAGGGCTGCGGCGCGTAGAACACGTCATTGGCCTGATCGTAGGTGTACCCGATCCCGGCGTAGTTGCCGCGCAGGGCCACGCCACCATCAGGCTGGCCGTCTGGCCCGTAGTGGACGCCGCCACGGGTATTGTAGCTGGTCTGGATCCACGAGCCGGGCGATGAGTCTACAAACGTGTCGAAAAACTCAGAACCGGCGACGATGACTTGAAGTACCTTGCCGTCGCAGACCTTGGCGTAGTGTGGCATGGTGCCTCCTTTAGGCCGTATATGAGCCAGATGCGGTAAACTTGATGATGGTGTTAGCACCTGATGTGGTCACGGTGGGTGAGCCGGTTGTGGTTCCAGTGTAGTTGGCAGTGGGCACAGACAAGATGACAACGCCGGAGCCGCCAGCGCCGCCAGCCAAAGGGCCTGTTCCGTAACCTCCTCCGCCGCCGCCACCGCCCGTATTCGCGGTGCCAGCCGTTGCAGGGGTTCCGGTAGCAATGCCTCCGGTTCCACCGCCGCCAGAGCCACCGGCCCCCTGAACTGTTGCCCCACCGCCAGAATAAGCACCGCCGCCGCCCCCACCCGCGTATGTTACGGATGAGCCAGTGATTGATGACACCGTTCCTGCGCCGCCCGCCGAACCATTGGGGGCAGTGACAGATGCGTTTTGCCCTGCGGCACTAGCTCCGCCACCGCCCGCACCCACATAATAAACATTATTAGACGCGCCATTACCGCCGATGTTTCCTTGCCCCGATGTTGCAGACCCACCTGTAGAAGTTTGTGTTAAACCCTGTGGGGATCCGCCGCCGCCACCAGACCCGCCCGATCCAGCAGTTGTGTTGACGTTGGCGTTTGGATAGCCCGTTGATACGCCGCCGCCGATAGCGGTAATTGAATTGAAAATTGAGTTGTTTCCAGCAGTCATGCCGGTGGATACACGAGTTGCAGTTCCTCCAGAGCCGCCAGCGCCGACTGTAATCGTATAAGTGGTGCCAGCCGTTAAAATAGACGTTCCTGTGAGCAAGCCACCTGCACCGCCGCCGCCGCCAAGATCTCCTGACGCGCCGCCGCCGCCAGCAACATTAAGATATGACGCGCTGTATATGCCGGGATTGGTGGCGTTAACGCCAGAATAAACAAGCCATCCTTGTGTTGCGTCAATGTAAACAAGCGCAATGCTTTCACGGACAGTTGTTGCAGAAAATCCGCCGCTTCCGCCATTGATTTTGGCGCCATTTGGAGCAACCGTCACATTGTTAGTAACCCACGTCCCCGCATAGTCCGTCAACTGCACGATGTTGCCTGCAGACGGGCTGGCGGGGAGCGTGACAGTGATTGCAGCGGATGTGGTGTTGACGGGGTAAGCATTGCCAGCGACAGCCGTGAAGCCGGTTGTTTGGACAGACTGCCAGGCTACAGATCCGCCGTTGTTGGCAGAGAGCGTGCCGGTAACACCAGTTGCAAGAGGCAAACTGGTGGCGTTTGTCAATGCTATGGACGCAGGCGTACCTAACGCCGTCACGTTACCAGAAGGGTCTATTTGGGGGGATTTGGACGCCGCCATCGTAATAAAAACGTTTTTGGTGCCAGCAGAGAACGTAACAGCAGACCCAGAATTGGATGAGCTATAAACCGTGGTGCGGGTCAGCGTGTTGGCAGACGAGTAGGTGCCAAGACCCACTTCCCATTCGCTGGTTGTTTGCCCTTGGATTGAATAATAGCAAGTGTCGCCGACTGACATGACCGCAGAAAATGTCCTGTAGCCTGCTGCAGGCGTACCAGACACAACAAAAGCCCCCGTGCCTGTGGACGTGGAGCTATCAAGGACACGATCTGCGGTTATAAAAGCCATAGGTTAACCTTGTGTGGTGCCAGGCTCAACAGGCCATTTCAGGTTGTTGACAACCGCAATAAACGCATCGATGTCAGCAGCTTGGGTAATTAAATCCTTGTTCATGGCGCAGTCAATACGGAGTTGCGCGCGGTACGCAGACCATTCGGCGGGGATGTCCGTGCCAATTTCAATTTTGCGCGTTACCATCCAATCGGACGACAAAAGCAGCGCATAGGCAGACCGATTGACGCGGTTGACCCACAGAGGTTTGAGATCCGCAAGATCTTTGGGAATGGCAAAATTGTCTTCGCCTACCCAATAAAATTGATCGTCAGGGCGCGGAGGGTCTTCAACACTCGTAACCCCCATCGCCGCAAGAGCGTCAGGCGTAGAGATAGCCAACCAATTGGATGGGTATTGCGTACCTTCGTACTCAAAAGCCTGGTACGCCCCAACAAATTGTCCATTTGGCAGTTTGTATCGCATCACGGATTTCCCTGCGCTATCTGGTATTTGAACTGAGCGCCTGTTGTGGAGACGCTGTAGGTATTAGACCCCGTTGAATTATACGAAGTCGAAGTTGTACGCACCTTGAACCCGTTTGCAAGTTTGTCTGCTTGGGTTCCAAAAGTTACGGCGTTGCCATTGATTGTCATGGCCGTAGGGGTGCCATTAAGCCAAACAAATGGGCCATCAGCAAGCGCGTTTCCCGTAAAAGACCCGCTAGTTGTAACCGTTCCTGCGGATATGTTGTAAGCGTTCAATGCGACGTAACCGGAAGGTGGAGTGTAAAGAAAAGCGCGTTGTCCAAAGTTGACCGCAATGCTATCTGAACCGTAAGCATTTGCAATGGGAAACGCAGGGTTTGGAAGGCCCGATGAAGCCGCGACGCCTTGAGAAGAATTATTGACATAGAACGTAATGGAACCGCTGTCCGCGTCAAAGGCGACACCAACTACATCATTGGTAGTATAGGTAACACCATAAGCACTAACAGTGCCGTTGAGGCTTTTCCGACCGCCGCCGTTATTATTGTTGTAGCCCCACTGATTTGACTGCCCAACACCACCGGCTTGAACGCTTGAATTTGCAATACCAAGAGTAATGCCGTTAGCCGCTGTAGTTGCGGAAATAATTGTAACTTCCCAATACCACTTCCCGCTGGTCATTGCGAAGCCGGTACGGGAAAGGCCCCACGCCGCTGAAGGGCCGGTTAATTTTAAGTTTCCGTCTACGATTGCAGGTGAACCTTTAGTGTCCAACGGATTGAATACCGGGTAATTAGCCACCGTCGCGCTGGTCAGCGTCGGCGAGTCCAGCATGGGGTCGTAAGTCGTGCCAGCGGTAATGCTTAGGTTGTTTACGGTCCATGTATTGCCGTTTGTAGATGAATCATTGCCAAGCGCCGCCGCAGTGCCAAAACTGGCAAATTTTAAATAAAAACCGTTGGTGCCATAAGTACCTGCGTAAGAAGCGGGTTGCCAAACGCTGTTAGGCCCGGTGACGCCAAAATCAGAAGGCATAAGGGCTTGGCCGTCAACAAAATTTACTTCCGCCAAATAACCATCAAAATAATTTGTTGTGTTAGCCGCCGCAATTTGGTGCGCTATTGCAGTGTTAAACACTGTGTTGGCGGTAGTTCCAGTGCCAACAGACGTTCCATTTACGTATATGGTTTGAGCAGACCCGTTTTGTGTGTAAACAATATGATACCAAGAAGATGGATCTCGGTAAACGGCAGTTGTAGTAACGGCGGCGGTCCCCGCCAAAATTAAAACAATTTGATTGCCGGAGTTAAAACCCAAACTGGTTGTGGTGCTTGCGCCAAACAAATTTTGTGTAGTGCTTAACGTGCCCCGTTTAACCCACAAAGACAACGTGTAGATTGTGGACGATGTAGGCGTAGCAAACGTGCGGTTTAGATACGCGCTTGCAGACGAACGAAACCGCAACGAATTGTTGACAAAATAGCTTGCCGTTGCGCCAGAAAAAAGAGCGTCCTTGGAGGCAAACATTACGGTGTGTACCCCTGCGCTATGCTGCCGTACCAGTTGGTGCCGTCAGCAAAGAAAGTCAGGATGTCCATTTTGCCCGCAGTAGCAGTGATTGTAGGCGCTCCAGCAGTGCCCCATTTGACGCTGGTAAACGTAGCTGTACCGTTGCCGGTTGCAGCGGCTTGTTTCAACAGCAGCACAAAAGATTTACCCGCAGTTGCCGTAGGCATTGTAAACGTGCAAGCCGTGGAAGCCGTCAGAGTAGCCGTTTGAACCGTGCCGTTGGTCAGGGCGATGGTATTGGTCGTTGTTACCGTACCAATAGCCACCACTGATTCAACGTAGTTAGTGACGGTTGGGTTGTTGACCGTGGGCGACGTGCCAAGAACAATGCTGCCGGAACCCGACACGTTCTGCCCAAGCGCGGTAGCAACGCCGGTTCCAAAACTGGTGATTCCTGTGCCGCCGTTAGCAACAGCCAACGTGCCCGCCATTGTAATGGTGCCAGACCCTGTAATAGGCCCGCCGCTGTACGTGAGGCCCGTAGTGCCGCCGCTAACATTGACGCTAGTGACGGTACCGGTGCCCGTCACAGTGGTCCAAGTAGGGGCCCCAGCGCCGCCAGACGTAAGCACCTGGCCCGATGTGCCCGCAGCCGAATATGCAAGCGCGGTGCCTGTGCCGTAGGGAATGGTGCCTGCGGTGGGGGTTGCTGTACCACCAGTACCTCCGTTACCATAAGCAAGCGTACCTGCAATGGTTATGGTGCCTGATGTAGTGACAGGTCCGCCACTGGTCGTAAGGCCCGTTGTGCCGCCGCTGACGGCAACACTAGTAACGGAGCCCGTACCCGCAGACGACCATGTAGGCGAACCAGAACCGCCGGATATAAGTACCTGCCCTGCCGTACCCACAGAACTGTACGAAAGGGTAGCGCCATCGCCATAAGGGATAGACCCTGCCGTAGGCGTGTCGCCAGATTTTAATTGAAGCGTTCTAGCCGCCGCCAACGTAATGAACACGTTTTTGGTGCCGGACGAGAACGACACGGCGCTACCACTGGCAGAAGACGCCAACACGGTTGTGCGAGCAAACTGGTTGGTACTGGCATAAGTGCCAACGCCAATTTCCCATTCGGCAGTCGATTGACCTTGAATGGCGTAATAGAAAGTGTCCGCAACGCTCAGAACCGTTGAGAAGGTCCGATAGCCAAATGGCGCAGATCCAGACACCGTGATGTTGCCGGTGCCGGTCGTGGTCGATGTGTCCTTGACACGATCTGCGGTTATGAAGGCCATACATCTATCCTATCAGGTAGCTTGGAACACGCCATTCGTAGCATCAAGGGTTACGGTAACGGTATCGCCAGACGCCACGGTTACGTTGGACCCGTAATCCCAATACGCTACCGGGGTGTTGGTCGTAGCATCCCAAAGTATCGCATATCGAAACGTAAATCCAGCGCCAGATCCCGTCCATACGGAAGGGCTTGCCAGCACCAGTTTGTAAGTGCCTGCCGTTTGCGTAGCGGATGTAATGCTGGCCGCGTTGCCGCCTGCCGTGTAGCCCCCGGCCGTAGCCAGATCCGTGGTGCCCGCCGTAAACGTCGTATCCGCTGCATTGACGGTCAACGCCAGCGCAATCTTCCAAGAATCAGTTCCAGCATTGATACCCTCAAGAAGGGGTTCAATGGCGGCGGTGTATTTGACGTAGGATGCGGTGGGCATTTGCTACCTCACGCCAAAAACTTGAGTTTGTACAGGGTTGACAGGTACAACCCTACGATCTCGTCAATGATGTTCTGAAGCGGCGTGTCTTTGTCTGACACCACGTCGTACCGGCACCCTTCAATTTCCTCAAGTTGGTTTTCTAAAAACTCAACTATGTTGGTTGTTTTCTTGGCGGTCTGAAGCGTAATGCCGCCAATCAATCCATTACGGCCTTGATAAGCTTCAGCAAATTTATCCGCCAATTCCACAATGCCCTCATAAAACCCTTGCAACGCCATGTGTTTGGCAAAGCTGCGAGTATTCAGATGAACCGAATGAGCCACATCTCGCGCAAGAAACAGATACCCTACGAAATCAGAAGCTTTTGTCATTGCGGCATTCCCTGCGGTGGCATTCCTTGGGGCGGCATCTCAGGAGGCATACCCTGCGGCATTCCTTGTTCGGCGTTTTCACCAGGCAATTCCTGACCCGGTATTTCACCCGCCAAATCACCGCTGGTAATCATGCCGTGAACCGTTCCCATGACGATGTCTTGGATCTGTTCGGGAGACATTGACGCTTGCACAGCCGAAATGCGCTTGGTCTCGGCGTCAAACGCCTTGATTGTCGCTTCAAAGTTCTTGCGCTCAAGATCTTGCATTTCAACGGACTGATGGACGTTTTGAAGCATTTTGTGCATCATTTCCATCTCTTGTCCCATTGCCTGCATCTGTTGTTCAGCAGCCTGAAGCGCGGGCGACTTGTCGTCCGTCTCCAAAAGCTTGGGGTCGATGGTCTTGGCAAACCGCTTGGACATTTCTTGCGCGCCAGGCCAATCCATGTTCTTGATGAACAGATCGCCAGCCACCGCCCAAAGCGCCGGGTTGCCCTGAAGAAGCTGCGACATGGAGTCAAGAGCTTCTTGACGCTTGGTCATGTAGCTTGGCCCGGTCGTAACGCACACATCATACTTACCAACGCCGGGGTTGTAGATCTTTTCGATCACAATGTTGGGGTTTTCAGGGTTGACGATCTTCTTGACCGGCTCTTGCTGGGTAGGGTCAATTTTTGCCATGCCCGTCTCGCCGTCAATGCCGATGATGCGGGCAATGCGTTGGGTGTCGTAGATCTTCGGGATCATGTCTACGATCTGGCGCGTCGTGTAACGGATGGCGCGGGCGAGGTTGTCAACGTAGTGATATGTGCCTGTATCGCCTTGTTTTTCGCGAGCCAAAATAGCCCGGCCTGACCGTTCGTTGCTGGTCGCGCCGAGGCTACTGTCGTACTGACCAGTGGTCGATTTGATGTCGTCAGAAGCGCCCGCCTTGGCTTGTATGAGGCCAACTTGCGCCATAGGCGGCGGCGAACGCTGCGGAAGCGGCAAGACAGCGCCTGCGCCGTCCGTAACGTCAGGATTGACCTCAAGATAAGGCCAGTTGTTGACGTTTGCGGTCTTCCACTGTTGCTCATAGCCTTCAAACTGGCCTCCATAGCCGATAAACGGCGCTTTGGGGGCCAAAGCCAGCATCTCGGTTTCAGCGGATACCCAATAGTTGTACATCCGCTGCGCGTCTTTGGCGTTTCGCACCAATCCAGACACAAAAAGACGGCCATCAACCTCAAATTCGTTGCCAACGACGCGAATGACCGGAATCCACTGGCCCGCCCAATCGTTTTCCTCCAGCATCTCGTAACCGTTGGTCTTGCACCACTTGACGCGCTTGCGGTCTACTTGGCGGCTCTTGAGCGGAGCCAATCCAGACGCTTTGAACATGGCGTCTTCGCGGCTTCCCTCAAACGCGGTGCGATTGTCGGGGTACAAGTTGAGCTTGGCAGGCTCGTATTCGATGTAAAAGTACTCCGCAATGCGTACCACATCTTCGTTTAGCCAGTTGGACAAGTTTTCGTCGCCCACGCCTTGCTGCTGGATAGACGAAATCGGCATGGCGTCGGGAAAGAGGCGCTCGTACTCAGATTTTGTAAGGTCTTCCGTGATAAAGCACCATTTGGCGTCAGATCCGCATGGATCTTGAATGGTGGGGTCCATATAGACACTAAAAGAGTTGCGAATGCGCCCGATGCGGATGTCCTGATCGAACGTATCATCGCCGGTGTACTCCGTCAGCAACCGGATGTAACCTTCGCCATACGTTACTTGATTTTCGCAAGCAGTATCGTAAGCCACGTCCGCGTCCGACATATATTCAATATGGCGCACGATACCATCATAGATCTCAGCAACCTCCACGTCCGCCTTGTCATCGACAGGAATGACCCTGCCACTTGGCCGATTCTGTCGCTGATCATTCGTTACCTGTCTGACGTGCTGGGGCAGCTTGTTAATGGTCAGACAAGGCCGGGCGTTGATCGTTTGCCCTTGCACCGAACCACGGGTAGCCAACACATCCGCAGGCCACTGCCACTGATTGTCAGGCGATCCAGCAAAAAACCGCAGATCGTCCAATTCGTCTTCGCGGCTTTCGGAATAGGCAGCAATAGCCATCGTCAGACGGCTACGCATGGTGTCCATGACGGTGGCGGGGTCTTTCTTACGAGACCCGCCCCCGCTTGACACGCGTCCTGCCGCAGCTACCCCTGAATAGTCCATGTCACTTGCCCTTTGATGGCTTCGCTGCTGCTCGCTTGACCGAGTAGGCAATGGCAACCGCCTGCTTAGGCGGCTTGCCAGCCTTCACTTCGGTCGCCACGTTGGCTTTGAACGCCTTGGGCGTAGGGGATTTCTTGAGCGGCATGTTACTGACCGTGGATGATGGCGTAGTTGATGACGACGGCCTCAGACAACGAACCGCTGGTCAGATTACGCAGTGTCATCACCGCAGACCCGGCGCCGATGCTGGCAATATAGGACGTGTACGCGCCAGCCGTAGCGCCGCCCGATACGTTCATGATGACCACATCACGGGCGCTGATCAGGCTGTTGGTCAACGTAAACGTCACAGCGGTATTGCCCGCCAGCGCCGCGTTGTTCATGGTAATCTGACCAGACGACTTGTTGAGCGTGACGCCCGTTCCCTTGTCGGTAAGCTGCGTGACCGCGCCCTGCGCCGCCGTGCCGTAACCAATCTGCTCGCTAGAGAAGAGGTACTGCGCCCCAATGATGTCCTGATCGAGGTAGGCGATGCCGATAGATTGCGAATTAGCCATGGTTACGATCCCATCCATGAGGTTGTAATTCCGCCCGCAGAGTACCCTCTTCTAGGCCCACGGTCAACGTACTCCCGGTGCGCCACCGGAAACGCAAACGTGACAGCGATGGCGTCCGCCGCGTCGGGTGACGCCAACCCCCGCGCTTTCATGTCTTTCTTGCTTTCCAAAAAGATCGTACCCTTGCTGTCCGGCTTCATCATGGGGCCGATCAGGTCGCTCTTGAGGTAGCGGTCCTTGGGCAGGCTGGCCGTCTTGAGCCACGTCCGCAGCTCGCCCCACATCTCCGCCCGCTTGTTGCCCCACATGAGCGGATTCTTACTCTTGGACCCAAAGTTGACGCCCCTGATTTTGTACCGCTGCTCCTTGAGCCGGTCCACGACGCCCGCGCCCAGCCCGCCCTCGTCCACCACGACCAACGCGGGCTTGTACTCCTCGATGGCCTCGATTACCCGCCCGACTACCTCCATGGTGTCGTCGCCCCGGTACTTCTTGATGGCGATGATGTCCCGGCCCTGCCGCACGGCGATGACCGTTGAGTCCGCCCCAAACCGCGCCGGGTCCACGCCAATGACGATGGGGGCCGACTGATCCTTCCACTTAATGCGGTCCATTGCCTCGTCAACCAGGTGGCTACCGATGAACTGATCGTCCGACGCACTGGGAAACTGACCGTAGACCTCAACGTAGGCTTGGTTGCTGTCCGCCCCGTACTCGTCAATGATCTGCTGGTACACCGCCTTGTCCGTTCCTTCAACCGATCTGGCGTCCACGATCTTGTTGCGCCAGAAGTCCCGTTTGCCGTTGAAGCACTCGTAGAAGTACCCGCTATTGCGCCGGGGGTTGCTAAACGCCATCCAGAACCTATTGGGCGTGTTTTCCGTAAAGAACCCCGCCGCCACCGACCAGATGCTGTCTTCGATGCCGCTGGCCTCGTCGAACACCAGCATCACGCCTTGGAAGTTGTGCACCCCCGCGTAGGCGTCGGGATTCTCCGCGCTCCACAGCCGCCCCTCCGCGCCCCAGTAGCGCGTGCCCATCTTCAGATCCTTCTCCACGATCTCCGTCAGCCACTTGGCCGGGGCCACGCGGGTGGCGCTGATCTCAAACCAGTGGCTGTTCAAGCTCATGGACAACCACTTGGTTATTTCCGCCCACGTCACCGACCTGAGCTGCGCTTCCGAGTTGGCCGACACAATGGTGGTGGACCCGATGCGCGTCGATAGCATCCAGATCACCAGCCAAGACACCAGCGCCGACTTGCCAATGCCGCGCCCCGAACTGGTCGCCATCCGCAGCGTGTCGAAGTCAACCTTGCCATTGTTCTGCTCTATATGCTGCGCCAGCTCATGCAGCACCTCGCGCTGCCATTTGCGCGGTCCAGCAAAATCCTCAAGAGGCGTTCCTTTCTGCCCCCACGGGAACGCGTACAGCACGAACTTTAGCGGGTCGTTCTTCAGCGCGGGCGTCCACAACCGCGCCATCACCTCCATCTCGTCCTGAGCCGAATAGATTGGTGTTTGCACGATCTGTGTCCTCTAGCTGTTCCACGACAGTAAACGCCCCGTCCAGCACTCGCTGCTGGGCCATCTCCAAGGCGTGCTTGACCGAGATGGTCTGATCGATGTTGATGTCCAACGCCGTCTTGGCCGTCCACCCGTGCGCGTGCTTCAAGATCTCCAACGCCGCTTTGGCGTCGCCCTGTCGCGCCGCGTCATGCAAGATGCCAGAGATTTCCATCTCGCCGTCAGCGCGTCCCTTCTGTTCCGCCATTTCCGTCAGCGGATCGAACTCGCAGAGTTGCCGATACTCAGACGGACGCATCCCAGCCGCCAACGCCAGCGTGTCGCCTTTCAAGCCATTACGCGCCGCCCAATAGATTGCGTCAAGCCGCGCCTCAGTTGCCTGAAGCTTGCGCGTGTCGTGTGGGAGCGTGTGCCATGTCATGTAAGACATTTTATATTTAAAAAAAATTGTTTGCAATCCCTCCGTGACCGTGACCGGGCGGCGGCAGGCCCTACCCCCCCCTAGCAACTTGACCATGGCAATAGCTACATGGCCTGAGCAATAGCAGCACAAGCAAGGCAATAACAACAGTATCAGAGCAATAACATGGGCCGATTGGCGTCTTTGGCTATGCGCTGACAGTCGCATATGACGTCTTGCGCTCGCATGGCGTCACCTGGCGCTTGCATGACGCTCGCATTGGGCTTTGAACGATTGGCGTCTTTGGCCTCTTTTTTTTAGAGGCCCAAAACGCCAATCGGCCAATCGCCAGTGTGCGCCAGGGCGCGAATAGGGGCCGATAGGCGTTTTATTGGCCGATTGGCGTTATTGGCGCGCCAATCCAAGTCGCTCACACGCGCGCGCACGTCGCGGCCTACAATTCTATTCTACAGTATATATATGTAAATTATAATCTTCTAAACATATATCATACTCATGACCTAAAAAGCCAAACCCCCCGCAATTCCCGCGCTTCCACACCGTTTCCCCACGCCTAATCACGCGACTAACAGGCTACCAAAAAGACGCCTAAAAACTTTTTTCGCTATCTTGCATTAAAATGCTTTACAAGCCTAAATGACGAGAGTAGGGTTAGTCATCGAAACGGAGCAAGCAAATGCACAATCTGGAAATCTTCACCGCCATTCTGACCATCGTCGTTCTGACCGCCGGTTTCATCGTGACCGCCATTCTGGATTGACGCTCTGAAATGCGGGCGCCCACGGGCGCCCCTATTCCAGAGCGCCAGCAAAGAGCGCCAAATGCGAAGGACGAACACAATGCAAAACCGTATCTTTTCAGTCGACAATCCCAAAGCGGCAAAAGCTCAGTCGTTTGGTTGGTTGAATGGCATTCACTACATGGCGCCCGCGCGCCTTGCTGGCGTGGGCAACTTGTGCGGCAACGCAAGCCTTGGTTGCATTAACCTTTGCCTTGGCGAGCATTCGGGCGCCGCCGTCTATTATCCTTCCGTCATTCAATCTCGCATTGCCAAGGCGCGCCGCTTTATGAAACAGCGCAAAGCCTACATGCGCGATATGTGGCGTGCGATTCGCGCCGCAATGCGTCAAGCCCTAAAAGGCGCGCTTAAGCTCTGCATTCGCCCGAATGGTTCTACCGATATCGCATGGGAGTCGATTCGCGATGAAAGCGGCGCGACCATGATGGAGACGTTTCCCGATATCCAATTCACTGACTACACGAAAAGCTTCAAGCGCGCGCTTGCCCACGCACAAGGCAAGTTTCCTGCAAACTACCACCTCACGTTTTCCCATTCGGAAGTGAATGAGGCGCAATGCGTTCAAATCCTGCAAGCGGGCGGCAACGTCGCCGTAGTGTTTGCCAAGGCCTTTCCTGAGACTTGGAATGGCTATCCTACCATCAACGGCGACGAGCACGATTTGCGTCACTTGGACCCGCGCGGGGTGGTTGTCGCCCTGAGCCCCAAGGGCAACAAGGCCAAGCGCGACACAAGCGGTTTCGTGGTCCGCTAACCCGCGTCATGGGGCTTGCCAATGCAAGCCCTATACTGTAAAGAAATCTTGTGCAATAGAAGGGAACGGAACCATGAACAACCCCGGCTTTTACGTTTACCAAGGCTCAAGCGGCGATTGGTATATTGATTGCCTCACAAGCGCGCGCGAGCGCATCGGGCGCGATCTGATTCGCAAAACGGAAGGCGTATGGTCAACCAAACAAGCGGCGTGGGACGCCTTGGATCTCGCCCTTGGCATCATCACGCCGGGCGAATGGGCATACCATGAAGACATCCGCCGTCATCCTTACTATGACGGTGGCACGCCCCGCCGGTCGTGGGCGCAACTTGACGACCACGCCAAGGCCTCATGGGAACGCGACCCCACACCCCGCGAATGGAAGCAAACCGCCTCATGCGCGTGACGCCCATACGCCCCATCGCCCCCACGGCGCGCCACCCGGCGCGTCGCCCCCCGCACCCCACGCCACTGAAAGGCCCTGCACATGATCGCGATAATCGAAGCAACCCTGACCATCGTAAGCCTAGCAATAGTCGGCGCCCTTCTGGCAATGGCGTTCATATAGATCTGGAGGTGTGACCATGGCAAAGCATCGCCACAAAGACGGCCCGCAATATCCCCATCTCACCGGCTTGGACCGCTACAGGCGCAACCCTGACGCCGACCGGCGCGCATACGGTCAGGCCGTCTTGAGCGCCGTGCGCGCCCTGCAGGCCCGCGAACTGGCGCGCGTCCCGCCCTCGCACCCGTGCCCCTGCGCCTCCGGCGTGTGGGCGAGCGATGGGCACGAGATCCTGCGCGCAGTGCGCGCTCAGAACCGGAGGGCGTGACATGATCACAACCACAACCCACCCCGACGCGACGCGCACGGTGACCTACTACGGGCGCTTGTTAGGCCACTACGCCGCCGTCCGCTACAAGCGCACCCATGCCCGCGCGTGGCGCTGCGTGACCGTCTTGGGCGCTTTGGGCTACGCTAAGAACGAACGCGACGCCCGGCGCTGGCTCATGGAGATGGTCCCATGAGCGTCGATTACTTCCTAGCCCTGTCGGACCACTACAAGGCCGTCCGCGCGCGGCTCAACGGCGGACCACCGCGCGCCCCGGTCGCCATCGCGCCGCCCCCGCCGCCCGAACCGGAACCGGAACCCGACCCGCCCCCGGCGTCCTTTCAATACACCCTATCCGACGCCAGGCGGATTGCTCAAGCGGCGCTCGTGCCCCATGGCATGACCTGGACCGACGCCATGGGTCCAAGCCGCACCCTACCCTACACACGCGCCAGAGCGGACGTTTACAAGGCGCTCCGCAAGCATGGGTGGTCGCTCATGAAGATCGGGATCTTTTGCGGACGCGACCACACCACCATCATGAATGCCCTATATTCAAAGAAGGACCGTAAAAAATGAGCCTCACAGACCAGATCCTATCCGACCGCGAACAGACCCACGGGCTGTTCCGCGAAGTGGCGGGCTACTCGCAGGCTATCAAGCAACTCATGCGAACCTCGCGCAATTGGAACCGCCTTGACGTGGCGCAGGCGCAAGCGCTGGAAGTCGTCGCTGACAAGGTGGCGCGCATCCTGTGCGGCGACCCGTCCTATCAGGACCATTGGCAGGACGGCGCGGGCTACTTCGAACTGGTGCTGCGCGACTTGGTGCAGGCGCAGGCGCCCGTCACCCGCGAGGTGTCCATGCCCGACAGGCTCGGCGATGAGCCGCTGGACGCGCCAGCGTTCCTGACGGAGGGCAGGCCGTGATCCTGCAACTGAACCCCACCATGCCACTGACGACCCCGCTAAGGCGGGCGCTGTGCCACTTCCTGATCGACAACGGCGACGAGCACCACCTGCTATGGGTCTGCATCCAAGACGACACGGGCGAGATCTGGGTATGGCCTAATCCTGACGTGCGCGGGCGGCCCAACCCGACAATGGGGCGCAAGTTGACCGCAGAATAATCCTTTACGCCATCGCGCTGACGTGCGATGGTCCACCGTCAACTAAGGGGAGACTACAATGGCATTTCAGATCTACGTAAACGAGCATGACGCAATCGCGTATGTGAAGATCCAAATCGCGGGCAAAGCGATCCATGAAGCGGCACTGCTTGCTTACTATTGCGAAGGCGTGCGCCAACGTATGTTCCATAAAGAAATGGAGCGCGAGATCGAAGAACTGTTGATCATCTTGGGCGTTGACGACCGCGCGACCGCTTGCGCCATAAACGACACCGTTGAAACGCTGGAGTATCGCATCGAGAACTTGCGCGCTAATCTGCGCGTGATCGAGGATCTGCCCCCGCGCGAAATTGAGAGCGCATGGTCCATTGCGACCCGTGCGCTGCGCGATGATGATGAACATGCGGCCCGTGCCGCTAAACCTATCCGGTGAAGACCGGATCGCTGGGGCACCCGCCCCGGCGTAGATTGTGAGGTGTTTGAGTAGCCTAGTCCTAGTGTTTGTTCGAAACGCAACTTGCCCCCGGTCGCTAACGCGCCGGGGGTCTTTCGTGTCAGCGCCGACCGGGGAAATCGCGCACGTTGCCGTCTGTGCTGCCCGCAGGCTCTAGCAGGTTCCGCAGATAGCTCTTGGTCTGCGTCCGCGCTAGGTCAGGCGCGGCGTAAATGTGGCGCTTACTGGAGTGCTCGAACGACCCAATGCGCCCCATGTCTATCCACCCGGCCTCCTTGAGGGCGTGCAAGAGCGCCGCCTGCGGGATCTTGACGCCGCCAGGCGCGTTGACCGTCAGGAACTGGCACAGCTTGAAGAATGGCGCGGCGACAACGCCTTTAGCGAACTCGCCGGTCTTAGAACGGATCAAGTCCACGATGTAGCTTTCGGCAATGCTCATGCCGTTCTCGATCAGGTTCTCCTTGAACTCAGTCCACATGGGCGGCGCAGACGGGTTGAACTTGGACACGTCGCGATCAGCCAACCACCGGGCGATGGTTTCGAACCCACCGGAGCGATACCAAGCCCACATCGCCTGCGCCTCGTCTGCGGGCATACGACCCGCCGCAGACCAGACGCAGAACCAGCGGCGGTCCTGCGACGAGATCGAGATGGGAACCGGATCGTTCGTGAACGCCAGCACCATCATACGATTCACCATGTCGTAGGGGTGCAGGCCCTTGCGGTTGATCGGCAGCGTCTCAGGCGGAGCGGCGATGATGGGCTTCAGCTTGTTGGCGAGAGTGCGGCGCTCCTTGGCGTCTGGTTCCTTCAACTCGTTGAGGATCAGAATCTCCGACTCCAGCGCGTAGCCCCATTGCGAGGTAAGCCCGTCGTTGTCCACCAGACCCCGGTTCTTGAGACCTGGCCCGCAGACCGCCCAGATGGCCGGAGCCCACATGGTGTCCTTGCCGGAACCCTCATCGCCGCCGTGCAGGACGGCGTGGTTGATCTTGATGCGGGGATTCTGAAGCTTGAACGCCATCACGTCAAAGCAGTGGTTCAACTCGGCCTCTTCGGGCACCAGCACCCGACAATGGTCCAGCCATCGGGACACGTCGCCAGCGGCCACGCCGCTCAGGTCAGGGCGGGCGTCGCGCCAGCGGTTGCCGTACACGTCGCCGTCACGCGAGACGAGGACGCCGTCGCCCGCAGCGTAGGTGATGCCGCGCAACAGGCGCGCGTTAGCGGCGCTACGGTTCTCGTCGTAACAGACGCTGGCCTCGATGCGCCGCGCGGTTTTGCCGGTAACGTGAATGGATTTGCAGAACACATGGCGAAAAATGGCGTTGAAACTGTGACGGCTCAACTCGGTGCGGGCGTCCATGTCGAAGTAGGCGTCGTCCTCCACAACGTAGGCGAACCGTTCATACCAGCCCGCCTTATCAACCCGCCCGACCTCCTTGCGCTCCACCTCGGCGATGACGCGCGCGGCCTCGTCAGGAAAGGCGGCGGTGGGCGACAGCTTGGACAAGGTGGACTGCATGTGCGCGGCCAGCAACTCGTCGCGCAGACCTGGCGAGACGCGCGGGCCACCGTTGTCGTGCACCCACGACAGAAACGCCTGCGTGCTGAAGCCCTCGCAATGGCCGTGGTAGCAACAGAACGAGCGGTCCAGAGGCTTGTAGCGGGCTCCGATCTGGCCGTCCGTGTGCTCGACGTTGTTGGGGCACACGATGCCCATCCAGCCTTCGGGGTTGACGTGCGACAGCACCAGACCCTTGTCGTTCAGCCACTCCAGCACGGTGTCCTTGCCGGTGTCGCGCAGCTTGAACGACAGGACGCGCGCGGTGTCCGCCTCCGCTGGCGTGACGCCAAGTGCCTCGCAGATCTGCGGCAGCGTGTACTCACGGTCAGGGTGGAACTCAACCAAACGTGAACGGAAGAGATCGCGACCGGGCTTTAGATTGACAGAACCGGGAATGCGAAAGTTACGTACAGGATTGGTCGCGCCGGGGTCCGTGTAGCCCGCCTCCGCAATGGCGGTGATGGCCGCGCTGAACTCGCCCTTGGACGGCTGATCGGTGAAGCCGTAGCCCCACTGGAACGACCCCTCGCTGGTCTCCATGATCCATGTTGGCGGCAGGGGCGGCACCTTGGACTTGGTGCCGATGTCGTCCAGCATCATGCACAGGACGTAGTCGCAGTTCGCGGCACTGGCGCTGGGCTTGCCGTCAAGGAACCGTGACGCCATGAATGAGCCGGTGTTGAGATACCACGCCTCACCTTCTTTGCGCGGCTTGGTGGGCATATACGCGGGCCAGGTGTACTTCAGCGAACCGTCGAGGAACGTCTGCTGCTCGCCGTCGCGCATGACGGGCTTTTGGCGCACCAGCAGCGCCGTCTCGCCTGCCGGGGCGAGCCCCGTAATGTAATCGTAGAATTGTTGTTCTTGCATGTCCTACCCCTTCCCGTAGCGTGTCATCATCGTCGTCTCGATCCCCAGCGGCAGACCTGCGGCCCATGCGGGCGGCGTACACATCGCGCGCTGCATGGCCTCCTCGGCTGCTACAGGATCTGCGGTCTCCAGCACGATCTCGTCGTGGACGTGCAGGACGGGTTCAAACCCCTCTGCATCG